ACAATTCCCCGGACAATGGGATCGCCGGAAAGCTCGTCGTCATCGAAGATGTCCGACGGTCTGAGTCTCCCGTCATGAACTGCTTTCTTGAGTTCTTCAGGGGTCATTGATTTTGTCTCCTTTTTATCGGGTTTCTCGTGGTTCACCGAGTCGGCAAACTCCTGACATGCGGCCAATAATGTCGCCCCGGCAAACCCCGGTTTTGTGACCTCGGAATTGCCTAATGCAATCCCGGTTATTTCCTCAACGTCCACATCAACAGAGCGGGCGTTGGGGTTAATCGTTTCGGGTAGTGTGATATCGGCCTCGATTGAGGCGATGTCTAAGGGAATGTCTTTAAACTCATCATAGACATGAATTATGGCGATGGATGAGAGTCGGCCCGATGTGTCGGCGAGGGTCTTGCCTACAACCTCCCCTATCGGCTTCCGGCCCTCATGTTCGTTTGATCCGGGCTGGTGCAAATGAAAAACCTTAGTTCCAAGTGCGAGCTTTTCGTGGATTTTGCTAATCGCGGCCTTAGCCCATTTCTTGATGATCTTCCCGATCCCTACAACGGGACCGCTGGACTCGCCCTCATGCCCGATACAATAGGCACGGAACTCGGCCTTGGCATCCTTGGCCTTCACACGTTTGTAAATAGACGCGGGCACGTGGTCGAGGATTTCATTAGCCGCCATCTCCTGGAGTTCGCCCGCAATCTTGATCTTCATCGCCTATTTCCTTGGCCGCCCTGGTTTTTTATGGGTGGGGGCCTGGACGGGAGTTTCGTCCTTGGCCAGGATGGTCCCGGGCTTATCGTCGGCCCCCGTTTTAGCCAAATGCTCTTCGATGTTATGCGTCGTAATCATCTTGGCCGGGTCTGTGTCCTTGGTTGCCTCCGGCTCAGGCGGGGCCTGTATAACCTGCCCCGTCGTCACATGACTGAGCTTTTGAGGTTCGCCCTGGTCCGTCGGCTTAATCGAGTTGGTTGTTATCATTGGCTTTATCCTTCCCCTGGGTTGCCTTTTCAAGTTTCAGAGTTTCGTTTTCTTTTTCAAGATTAGCCAGAGCCGTAGCATCCCGGGTCGCCTTGTCGGCTAATTCAGCCTCAACATCCAGCCCAGGCACCTGTTCGAGCATGGTTTGAAGCGATATTGTGCCCGCCGTATAGAGCGGCAACCAGGTCGCCGTCAGCCGATCCCACTGCTCCTTTGTGATCTGAGGAAGTTCAATGTCAATCTTTTCGGGATCGAGCGGCGTCTTTTTCGAGACCGCGTTCCACATCTTCATGGCCTTGGTAAGAAGTTCTTTGTATGCTCCTCGCCAAATCTCCCGTTCCTTGGACGTGCTCATGGCGATGAGTTCAAGGAGTCCCTCATTTGCGGCGCCGTATTTTGTCGTCAATTCAGGCGCGCCCAGGAAATGAATGGGTACGCCCGTTGCGCCACTAATGAGCTTCATCAATGTTATGATTTCGGATTCGAGCGCCTTCTGGCCGTCGGCTGATGGCTGTTTATAATTGAACGTACCCGTATGTGCGAAGAATTTGCCGATCTTCCAGTTGATCTTTTCGATCTGCTCATGGACGGATTGAGCTTGCCGTGCATCCGTGCATTCAATCTCAGGCGTTGGCGCCGCATAGAGTTTATTGATCTGCCTCCAGTCCCTAAGCGCCTTATCTAGATTCTCAATGTGCGTCAAACACTTTCCCACGCGAGGCATGGTCTCATTCGGCACATCGAGACGGCCGGCAAAGCGTTTATAGATAAAGGCATCGGGCGAAAGCGTCACCTGGCCCTTATTCATCGATTGCCAAGTCACGTTCTCAACCTTGAGATAATCATCGGCATTGACATTGACCGAGTATTTATTCGTAGTCCAGCTGACCCAGCGCATCCCGATTTGAAGCGGAGGCATAGGCTCACCCACTAGAACAGGTTGTTCAATCGGGAATAGTTTAATGAGAATCTTCCCCTCTATCTCAGCCTCACGCGCTAAGTCCTGGGCCAACTCATGATCCAAACCAGCCGTTTCAATAAACCGATTAGCAAACTCAAGTTCATTCTCAGCCTGATCGTCCGTCGTCTTGATCTTGATGCCCTGCCCAATGATATAGGCGGCCCTGATATCGATAATGTTCCCAACCTGGACCCCGCCCCAGTCGGCATAGCCGTTGTACTTGAGTGCGATCTCCTGAATAGCCGACGCATAGTCCTTATAGGCATTTCCCGTGTATTTAGTCTCGCTTTCTTGGACGGCCAAGATATTGTCAACCAAGAGTTCCTGGACCTTGGCAAGGCGACGGTTCTCAGATTCGAGTTCTTGAATACGATGCTTTGATCTACCGAATCTTATTTCCATTTATCGCCTCAAATATAAACGTCATGCTTTGAGAATATCGCGGCACCATCGCTCTCACCCTGGCAGTGAGTGAATATGCCGTAGCGAATAGCGTCCATTGCGTGATCGTCGAATTTGACGGGCTCAGGCAATGGATGCCCTTGCTTATCCTTGCGCCAACAATAGCGCCCGACTTCCTTGATGATGTTTTCCGATCCGGCTACGATATGAATCTTTTTGGACTTGAGTAAGTCTATTCCGGCCCTCACGCTGTCCGGCCCTTTGAGCGCCGGTAGGGCATTGATCCCAAGCCGATAAATCTCCTCGATTGATTTCTGTTCGGCGCTGTCCCAATAGATAGGCAAACGCGCATCAATATCTGAATCTTCCTTGATCCGCATCGCAATGTCCTGATTCGTAAGGCCCGGCTGGTACAGCATTTCCTCAAGCCAAAATTCATCGGCCTTTTTATAGATTTTGATAAGCGCTGCGGGGTTGACGGAATAACCGAAGTCACCCCCGAAGAATATTTCGTCAAATTTGGCGACGATGCTACCATCCGGTTTATGCCCCGGCTCAGACATCACGTCCCATTGATAAATCTGGCCCTGAGGGATTGCCCAGATACCATAGCGCGAGATAGCCTTGAGTGTTTCATCCTGGATAGCATCAAGTATTTTGAGGTATTCCACGCGCAGGGCGGCGATGGGGTTGTCCTCAACGGTCGATTCATGGACCGTTGCGTTAGGATCGATATGATCGAAGAACCTGATCTTGAGCCATTTGGCCAAGGACTCATCCGGGTTGAAGCTGAGAATGATCTGCTTATAATGCGGTCCTGGCTCGCGGAAGATAAGATCAACTTTGACGAAATCCTCCTCGGTAAATTCCGTCGCTTCCTCAATCCAGATTCCGGTGATCCCCTTGATGGACTTGATCTTTTCCGGCTCATCCAGACCATCAAATAAAATCTCATTCATCGCCCCGGTATGTCCAGGGAATGAAATGATGTGATCGGTTTTATTGAAACCGTACTTGATCTCGTTGTCATGGAGTATATGCTGAATGACGCAGATGGTAGATTGCTGGCAGGTCTTGCGAATCTTGCGGAGGATGAGAAATTTATGCCCGCCTTCCTCGATGCACCGCCTAAAAACTTTACGCGCGGCGAATTCGGACTTGCCCGAGCCGCGGCCGCCACATAAAATCAGATACCGGCTCTTGACATCGAAGAGTGGGTAAAAGGTATCGGAGACTAAGATTTCCATTTACTTCTTCCCGTCCCCATTCCCGCCATTCCCGGGATCGCCGCCTTTGACGTGAACTACCCTGATAATGAGCGGATCGTTCGTCTTGATCTCGCCAGAATGCTCGACTTCTTGCGGGAAAAGTCGAGTCAGCATTTGGTAGAACACGACGCGGTTGCGTTTGTTTTCCTCGATCCAGGTCACAAGCCCTTCGGCTCCGCCCGTCCGTTCAAAGGCGTCAAGGAATGCCTGTTTAAGCGAAGTGAATTTATTGAGTGCACCCTTCGGCCGGCCAGAGTTGCCCGGCTTGAATGGACGCCCAGACCCGCGCCCGCGTCCCTTAGTTTTCTTTTGTTCCGCCATCTTTTCCTTCGGCAATAGCCACGCCTACAAAACCGTCTGCTTTATGCAGACTATTGAGCCCGGTGATGAGTGCATCACTCGGACTATCTATTTCAAGCGTGATCCATGTACTCTTGTCGCCAGAACGCAGAGACTTAATCCTCACTTCCCGAATTAATGCGATGAAAGCGATTTTCTTCACGCCCCCACCCTACCAATCTCGACCTCATTGATCCGCAAGCCTGGATATCCCACACAGAGATTAACAATGGCCTCGGCTACGTCATCGGGATCAAGAAAACCGTCTTCCCTTGGATCGGAATAACTGAGTCCGCGACCATCGGGATTTTTCATGCCCGTCCTCATCGCACCCAGGTAGATATCGAGAATACCGATGCCTTCCTGTCGGGCCGCATGCCGAAACGAGCCCATGAAGCCCCGTAGTCCCCATTTAGAGGCGCAATAGGCGGCCTCCCTGTCATTGAAGGTCTTTCCAGCCAGGGAGTTGATGTTGACGATGAGACCTTTACCCTTCGCTTTGAAAATTGGATAGATTTGTAGGGTAAGGCGAATGGCGGCGATAAGATTCGTTTGGATAATGGCCTCGAGTTCGGCGGGCGTAGTCTCGGCCGGGCAACCGTTGAGATATTGGCCCGCGTTATTAACCAGGACATCAATCTCATGCCGCAAGGCCACCTCATAAAGTCGGCCAATCGTCCGGGCATCGGTCAAGTCGCCGATCACTATGTCCAATCCAATCTCACCATAGAGTTCATTCAATCGCTGTTCATTCCGGCCGTGGAGGATAACCTGATTCCCCCGATTATGAAACGCCCAGGCCAGACTCCTTCCCAGGCCCGCGCTCGATCCCGTGATAAGAACGCTCAATAAAGTTCCTTCCTCTCCGAAATCATCACCGGCCCCTTGGCCACCTTTGCCAGCTCATAGGCTGCCAACACTTCTTCCCCCGCCTGTGGTTCATAGACTGGAAACGAGACCAGGCCCCGGATGGCGGCTGCCAAATTGCGGGTATGCGTCAACCCCGCATAGAACGGCTTCACGCTCCCCGCGACGGCCTTGATAATAACCGGCATTCTATACTCGCCATTCGAGATAGTCTCGATTACGTCCAGGGTGTTGACGATGGCGTCCATCGCGTTCATGAGGAATTCGTGACGCTCAAAAAATACGACGGGCCGAATTCCTTCAAGAGACATCCCCATTGCCAGGCCCATCATGAGATTTTCAGCTAACGGGGTTTCAATTCGCTGATCTCCTGGAATATCCTTGAATGCACCGTAGCCTGTAGCGTAACGAGTGTTGTAGCCGAGGAAGATAGCATCATCCTTGGCTAATTTTTCATTGGCATACTTTACGGCGTCGAGATATTTAATATTCCCAT